ATCATTGTCGCCCTTCATATTCTGCATGGCGGTGGCAGCCTTGCCCAGCGCCTCGGTGCTGAATTCATCGGTAAAGCCGTTGACAATGGTCTTCTTGCTGACTTTGCCCTTGTGGGCGTTGGAGAACAGGCCCACGCCGTCTGCTCCTGCAATGTCAAAGACTTCGCCGCCGAAGCTTGCGCTGGTCTTTCCCTGCAGAGCGCCGCCCAGCAGTGCGGCAAAATACCGCTCACGGGTCCGCTCAAAGGAGGTCATAAAGCCCGCGGGCTGTTTTCTCAGGTTGATCAGATTGCCGTCTTCCAGCATTTCGCGGGAAATGGCGAAGCTGTTCTTCCAGGTGTAGTTCTTGATGATCTTGCTGTAGCCCTGCTCAAAGTCGGAAACGGGATAGGCGCCGTTTTCGGGAGTGGGCTTGAAATCATCAATGGCGGTCAGGCTGCCGTAGCTTTCTGCCCAGTGGGTGGAGTCCACCTTCTTGAAGATCTTGGCTGCAATGGAGCCCTGATCAATGGCCTCTGCTCTGGTTTCCAGGAAGCTGGCAATGGGCGCCTGCCACTTGCCATAGAGCATATCGTTCTTTGCGCTGGCTTCAGAAACAATAATTCCTGCCATGTTGCATTACCTCTCTTTCTTAGACGAACCGCACGCGAACCTTGCTGCCCACTGCGGTGCCGTCAAAACTCATGACCTCGGCGACGCCGCCCTCGGTGGTGGCCGTGATCATTTCGCCGGTTGTGTCGATGGTGTGCTTGCCGCCCACCTTGATGGAGGTTGCATCTGCGCTCAGTTCGGTTTCATATTCGGTTTCGGGTCTCACCCGCTCCACATGGATCATCTGGCCTGCCGCAGTGGTGACCACTTCCTCCATGCAGATGTATTCCGGCTTGTTGGTGCCGGTGGCCTTTGCCAGATTGCCGCTGGAGAACATCAGCGCGGTGCCGACATGCAGCGTCAGCCCGTTGGCAGCGGGCTTCTTTTCCCAGGGCTCACTTTCGTGATGCCACTTGTGAGGAATAAACATTCGTTTCACACTCCTTGTCAGATCTCGGAAGCACCGACAAGCTGTGTCGTTGCGAGGAGGCGGCCTAAAGCTGCCGACGCCCTCCAGAGGGGCTTCTCTTTTCCCGCTTGCACCAAAAGTTTTGTCATTGCGAGGAGGCGGCCTAAAGCCGCCGACGTGGCAATCTCAATCTCTCGACAAGCGGGACAATTCACCTTCTGGCAATCCGTTCCCCTCGCCCCATCACTTCTTGTTGGTCTTCCGGTAATGTTTCTCGATTTCTTCATCCGTCGCTTTCGGATTGAAAATCCGGTAAGCGGCTTTTACGTCGTTGGGCACTTCCAAGGGAGGCGTCCCAACGCTCTTAGTCTTGGTCAGGTGTTCTTTGCCGGATGCAGCCACCTTTGCCGATGTCGCCGCGACCTTTGCCCGCTGCTCCATCAGCCTGTCCATATTGGCCAGCCGGAAGGCGTCCAGATAGTTCAACCCGTAAGGTGGGCTTACAAGTCTGGCAAATTCTTTTCCTGTATCCATCTTTACGATGTCTGCCAAACTTTTTACAGACGGATCCAGTTTCCGAATTTCCGCCATCTCCAGTTCCACGTTCTGTGCAAACTGCTGCTGGCTTCGCTGTGCATCAGCCTGTTCCTGCTGGGCCTGCTTCTGCTGCATGGCTTTGAATGCCGGAGTCTCCTCCACCATGGCCTGCAGATCCTCCGCGGTCATCTGACCCTTTTTCAGCCGTTCGTTGGCCTTGGCCACCTTGTCGGCTGTGGCCCACTCCAAAGCATCCTCAAGGCTCAGAATGTCTGCGCCGTTCTTGTGGGCGTTTTTCATCTTAGCCACTTTGAAGAATGCCTCTTCTTTGGCCTTTTGCTTAGAGCGTTCTTCTGCCAGTGCTTTTTCCACAGCCTTGGAAACCGCGTCATCGATCTCCTGCTGCCGTCTGCGCTTGGCGTTGGCTGCCCGCTCTTCCTTGGTCAGGGGCTTTTTCTCCGGTTCCTGTTCCGGATCCTGCTCCTGGCCATCGTCCATATCGTCATCCGTGTCCGGTGCGGCGACTTCCGGATCTTGTTCGCCTGATCCTGCCGGTTCAGCGGCCTCCGGCTCTTGTTCGCTTTCGGGTGCTTCAGGCTCCTGTGCCGTTTCCGGCTCCTGCAGGCCCAAAGCCTCCCAGGGATTCACGTCGTGGATATCCATGTTTCAGTACCTCCTGTTTCGGGATCTTCCCCTCACCCGTGGGTAGTTCCCCGTCTGTCATTGCGAGGAGGCGGCCTTATGCCGCCGACGTGGCAATCTCAATCCTCCAAACAGCGGTGCAATTCACTTTCTGGCAATCTGTTTCTCTGGCTCTTGAAGCGTTACTTCTTCTTCCCCGTCCGCAGATCATTGCCTCTGTGGACCACGGTGCCCTTGGTGGTGCCGCCGCCCGCGCTGTTGGGGGCCTTTACCACCTGACCGCCCTTGTTGCTGTGCTTGCCGTTGTAACCGTTACCCATGCCGTTCCACCTCCTTCGGTCACGTTCTGCCTTCATTTTTTCACGCCTTACCCCTTCGTTATCTGCAATCTCGCAAGCAAAAAGCCCGGTGCGTTTCATTCCGCACCGAGCTTTATTTTTCCGTATGACGGCAGTCCCTTGGCCGCCGTGATGGCACTTATATTCCCACAGGCGCCCCATTCCCCGGCACCGTAGCCGAAGCTGCGTTCACCTGTGTCTGAACCATGTCTTTTCTCCGTTGTGCAAGTCTCTGCCGCATCTTCCCCGCCGCCGGGTAGTGCAGCTCTTCCATGATGGTCCAGTAGTCGATCAGGGTATCTATGCTGCTGGGATCTCCCATGGCGCCTGCCTGCAGCTGCGCCGTGATCTCCCGCCACATGGCGCCTCGGTTCCCGGCCAGCCCGCCGGTGTCATCCACAGAGAACAAAAAGTCGGTGTTCCACCGCCATTCGCCGTTGGCGTCCCGCTCCAAAAAGTCCAGTTTGTTGAACTCCTCGTACTTTTCCACGCCCTCCTGATCCCGGTAATAGACCGGCCGCGGCTCGTCGCAGTAGGCCAGTTTCAGTTTGAAGATCATTTCAAACAGTTTGGCGTAGGCGGCGTTTTTCATAACCCGCTTACTTTCCATGCGTCCGGCCGACTGCTGGGCGCTGAATTCTTTGGCCTTTCCGGAGGTTGCCGTGGTGTCGGCTCGGCCCTGATAGCTGTCCGTGATACCCAGAATGTTTCGGCTTTCCTGATAGACCTGATTCATGTAGATCATCAACTGCGAAATGTCCCCGGAAAAATCATAGGTCCCCAGATAATTCTTGTGGTCAATGCTCTCCAGCCGCCATTCCTTGCCCTCTTCCGGTGTCACGGTGATTTTGCTGTCCGGCGGCAGGCTGGCTCTTGTTCCGGACATCAGCAGCCGGTGAGCGATTTTCTGCTCCATGCGGTTCACGGTGTTCTGCTGGTCCTCGATTTTGTCCACGTCGCTGTCTCCCAGCAGTTTGCCGAACACGCTCACGTTTCTCTGCAGAACCACCGGATAGATCTTCGGGTTGTAATAAGGCACCCGCTCCTTGGCTACGGCCACTGCATTGCCGTATTCGTCCAGCTTCGCTTCATAGCCGCCTACGGTCTCCCCGTTGATCTCCACCGGTGCCATGATGTCGAAATATTCTTCGCTGCTGTCCTCCCATTTGTCTGAGCCGCAGTAAGCGCACACGCCCTTCTGTGCCTTGCCCTCCGGTTTTCCGTCCTCCGGGAAACTGCCGTCTGTGGTTGGTCTGTCCAAAATCAGGTTTTCCGTGTTTTCCAGTGCCCCGCACCGGGCGCACCGGCGCATCCGTCTGGCCTGATAATCGTCCAGATCTTCCAAAATCGTGTCGCCCACATAGTGGAATTTCCCGATGCCGTCTCCGTTTCGGTAGTAGACCACATACCGAGTCACCAGATCCTCCTCGCTTCTGGCGTTTTCATCCACGCTCTTCACGGCAGGGTCTGTTTCTTCTTCGTGTTTCACGTCCACGCCGTAGGTTCGCTTGACGTTGGCCTTGGTGTCCGGGATCATCAGGCATATATAGTCCATGTCCTCAATGCCGCTGTATACCCCCGGCTGCGGGATCAGCATTTTTGGATGGATTGCCGAGATCTGTACCTCGCCTTTTCTGTCCGCGCCGGTCTCGGCATTGTCCCACTCCACCAGAAACAGCGTTCCGCCCTGAATGGGGCAAGTCCGCTCCTGCAGGTCATTGATCTCCTCCATGCGCAGCCGATCCAGTTCATTGGTCACCATGTGCTCAATGATCCGCGCCAGTCTCTGATCCTTTTCCCGTCTTGGCGTGACCTTGGGCTTGGGAATGTTGCTGTCAACGATAGACTCAATGTTTTCCGCGGTAATGTTCCAGACATGCTGCGTTTCCTGCACGCAGTCCTTGTCGATGATCTTTCGCAGTTCCCGGTCTCCGCTGTACTGCAGCTCCCGCCGGTCCATTTTGGACCGTTCCTCTTCCCACGCGCTCTTTGCCGCCGCCACCCGCGTCTGCCAATGCTCCAGTTTTTTTCGATCCTGTCTTTTCACAAAATTACCTCCTGCGCAGCCCCCTCGTGCCCCCTCTCCAGAGGACTCCGCCGCAGGCGGTGGGGGGTTGTTTCGTCTTCATTGCTGCCTGTCAGCCCGGTTTTATACTTTCACCGAACCCCAATGCTCCAGCAGCATTTTCTTTTCCGCGGGACTTGCCCGGTTGTAATCCTCCCACATGTCCTTCGTCCAGCCCTCGGTGCCGTAATCCGTGCCGGATTCCACGGTCATCCGCTGCTGACTTCTGGCGATGAACGCAATGGCAATGGCCATCACGCAGTCATCATGGCTGCCTGCTTCCGCCTCCGGCCGCAGCTGCCGTTCTTCGTTCAGGGTAAAGGTCAGCATTTCGTTCAGCGTTTCCTCGTCCTGAATCAGTTCCACATGTTCCCGCACGATGCCCTGCAGGTTGCCCAGGATCACAGGCCGTGTCAGCTTATCCGTCCGGAACCCATAGCTCTGGGCAATGGCCCCGGTGTAGGTGTCCTCCCGCTCCCGGACGAAGAATTTCCGGTACCCCAGCCGTTCCAGTTCCTTCTGCGGATGTGTGGAGAAGTTGGTCTCAATGGCCATCAGCGCCTCGTTGTACCACATGCCCAGGCAGTACATCTGGTGCGCGTAGGTGCCCTCGTCCATGCCGTGCTCGTAGCTGTTTTTCAGCGTGGCGCACTGTACGCCGGTGATATTGTCGATGCACTGTCCCACAAAACTGTCCGATCCCTCACCGGCAGTATCCCCGCCGATGACGTAGGGCCGCCCCGGCTGCGGCAGCCTGTAGATCTTCACGATGCCATCCTTGTCCTCTTCAAACCGGATGTTTGTGATCTGCAGCCCGTCGTAGTCGAACCGGAAGTTTCCGATCTTTGCAGGCTTGATCTTCTTCTGCAGTTGGCTCTGCAGCTGCTTGGCGTTGAAGAACGTCCGTCCGATAACGCCCCACATGCCCAGGCAGTAAACCGTGTAGAAATACGGGTTTGTGTCCTTGAACTTTTCCAGCACCTTCCGGTTCGCCTCCGGCAGATACGGGTTGTCCAGATAGGTGCTTTCATGCACCCGCACATCCTCGTCCTTCCGGTCAAAGAACCGCTTTTTCAGCCAGTGGGTGATGGAGATCGGGTTGAAGGTCACGATGATCTGCTGGTAGTAGTTCGATTTGTCACGCAGACGGATGTCCAGCTGGTCAAAATCGTTTTCCAGAACCTCTGTGGCCTCTTCGATCCAGACGCCGGTGATCCGCCGGATGGACTTCAGCTTCTCCACGTCATCCAGACCGGAGAACAGGATCTCCGAGCCGTTTTTGAACGTGATGTACATGTCGCCGCTCTGGCCCTGCGGAATTTTGTCCACCTCGTCCGGGTAATACTCCCGGGCCTGTTCCGCCAGCTGCCGAAAGCACGATTGCCGCAGGGATTTGGCGACCTTTCGAACCACCAAAAACCGGTGCCCCGGCTCTGACACGCAGCGTTCAATGATCTTCTGTCCGGCAAAGATGCTCTTCCCCGAACCGCCGCCTCCTTTCAGAACCAGATGCCGATGCTCGTCAAACAGCAGCGGCAAAAACGTCGGCACGGTCCGCGCCTTCACGGACCTCCACCAG